TCCATCTATAGCACTGTTTAAAATTTTATTTAATCTTGTTGCTATACTTAATATCCCTAATTCTGTATCTTGAAATAGGGCCTCTCTTAATTCCAACATTGTTTTAGCAATCTTTGGACTTCTTTCTATATTAGCTGTCTTAGTCTTTTCACTATATCCAGCTTTAACCTTTGCTTCTTCTTTTCCAATTCCAGACATTCGGTATATAACATATTTAGTTTGTTTTTCTGTCAAGCCCTCAAAATTGCATATCTTTGCATTTTGTTTCTCATCTATTTCAGCTCTGATTTCTTTATACTTAACAAGATATCTATTAATCCAAGAGATAATAGTATTCTTGTTATATTTTGTTTTTCTTTGTATTTCATCATATAAATCTTTTTTCTTTGTACTAAACTTAGTAATTTCAAGTTTTATATATAATTCCAAAACTACTAATTGTTCTTCTTTAAAATTATCTGTTTTACTCATCTCTATACCTCACTGATTAACTCATCTTTTATGTCCTCCCACGTTCTTAGGATTTTCTTTTAAAACATCTAAATTGATTTTAGTTATTTCCATAGTCCTCCCTGTTCTAAATTGTTTTATTTTTTTGCATTATAAAAATAAATAATTACATTTTCAGTTTTAGAATTAAAGTGCATCACATAATTATCACGCGAGAAAACCATAAAAAAGTATTGATAATAAAAGGAAAATTTTTTTTGAAAGTGTGAAAATAGGAAGTTTTTTCTTCCTACTTTTTGCAAAAAAATGCCAAATGATTTTTGGTGCTACATTTGACTTTTACATTGAAAAGTATTAGATTTGCGAAGAATAGTTCGAGCCTCTCTATGTTAGAAAAAAAATCTCTTTGTGGAGATGCTCTTTGCTGTGAATGATTTAGAATGTCTTTTATTTTACTTCTATAAAAAACAATCTGCCTGTAGCATTTATTGCTACTACTAGTAACAATATCATCAAGTATTTTATAATCAAATATCCATTCTAAATTATCTCTAACAAGAGAATCTAGATCTTGACATCTGAAGTTTAAAAACTTTTCTTTTAAAACTTCTACTGATTTTTCTACTTCATCTATCAGTATTTGTCCTAAAGTTTGAGATATTGTGTTTTGTATACAATCTTTAATATTTTCTATTGTTATGTATTTTATTGAGTTAAATTCAAAATAATTTTTTATAATTTTCTTAGTTAATCTATGTTCAAGTCTCAGGATTGCTCCCTTAACTTTCCTTGCATTTTTCTTATTGTTTTCATGTCCTTTAGAATAAAGTTTTATCTTCCAGCCTGACATTGGCTGAAAACTAAATCCTGTTGTATAAAATTTTTCTTCATTTTGATTAAAGTTATAATATTGAACTTTATCTAAATCATCATATTTTCTTGTGAGTGCTTTAAAAAAATAACTCACAATATTATGAAATTTATAAAAGTTCCCAACTACTTCTTGAGTAGCGAATTCTATATATTCATATTTTACAGCTTCAGCTGTAATTTCATAGTCTATTAAACTATTTATTAATTTTACTAGATTATTTTCTACAATTATTTTTCTAGTTTCATCTGATAATGGATAAATATTATCATCACTGAAAAATCTAGGATAAGAAAAATCTATTTTTATAGTTGTTAGTCTTTTAATTTTCTTTTCTTCTAACTTTATGTAATTTATGTTCTTTTTATCTATTTTGTAATTATTTGTATGATTAGAAAGACTTTCTGAAAAACTATGAGGAAATATTATTTTAACTCTTTCCCTTACATACAAAATATCGGTTTGGACATCAATATAGATACAAGCCCTATCTAGTCCATACATTAAAATTTCACTTTGATTTCTTTATTGCAATGTGGGCAAGTTATTTCTAACTCTCTCTTTTTTAGATAAACTGTAACTCTTCTTCCTCTTACTACTCTAATTCTTTCTTCTGTTACAGAATATAAATACTCTCCACAACTACAATAATCATGAGCTATTTCTTTATCCGAATTCTTGGCTTTGGGCATTCATACCAGCTCCTCCTTATTTTTTGATATGTAAGAATTAAATAATTTTCTTCATTATATTTTTTAGAAAGTTCTTTATAACCTTGTTTAAATGTTTTTCTATTAGAAAAAACACATTTTTCAATAACATTTTGATATTCAGTGTTATCATATACAATTTTTTCTTTTGAGATTATTTTTATCAGGTAAGTATAATCACATTGATTAAAGTTCATATTATCCTCCCAAAAAATAACCTTGTTGCTTTTTAGCTAAATTTTAACTAAAATTTTTTGAACTTCGTCAACTGCAGCAGGTTTATTATTTTTTAAAGCCTTTCTTAAACCCCAGTCACTTGAATATGAAGTTTTCTTTCTAAGTTCAGAAAATGTCATATCTAAGTCAATCAATTTTTTCTTTACTTCCTTTAAAAAAGAAGTGTCTTGATTTTCTTTCATAGCCTTCCTCCTTTTTGACAAATATAACATACACTTTTACATTTTGTCAATAAGCAACAGAAAATAAATTTTTCTAAAAATAAAAAAAGTAGGATTTCTCCTACTTTTAAACAATTAAAAATATTTTATTTTAAGCAAAACAACATTATTAAAAAAATAATATCACTAAATACTAAAATACTTAATCCTATCAAGATAGAAATTAAACAGAATACTAAAATACTTTTCCTATATTTTTCTTTTGTTACTAAATTAAACAAAGTGTGTATAGCTAAAATTAGAGTAGAGTTTACAATAAAAATTAATGCAACTAACTGATTTGGTTTGATATCAATTCCTTTAAATATAATAGATATATTTCCAGCTATTAATGTAAAAACAGATAAAAACATAGTTAATTTTTTCATTGATTCCGTTTCTATATCACTAATTTTTTGGCTATAATCTTTAATTGAATTTTTTAATTCTTGCTCTTTAGCCTCTAATTGCTTAATAAAATCTTTTTTATTATCCTCTGTTTTAAAATCTATAGCTTCTATAGCTTCTAATCTCGCTATATCCAAATTTATATGATCATATAATTTCACTATACAAGATAATATTTTTTTATTTTGGATTTTCTCTATTGAATTATAGATATATTCAATATTTATTTTAATTTTTTCTAAAGCAATTCTTTCTTCTTTATTGATATAAAGAGAATATAAAATTGAAAAAATTGAAGAATATAAGTGTCTTTTTTGTCCATCTTCTCCATATATATTTTCAAGTAAATCAAAATATATACGTATATTTTCTTCATTTATATTTTCAGTTGAAAGTTTTCTAATAAAACCTATTAACTCTTTTGTTTCAGCTTCATTCATAAATTCTTTGGTCATATTTTACTATAACCCCTTTGATATTTCATATGTAATATCTTGATCTGTAATAGGATATTTTTCTCCCATAGAAATAGAGTTAGACCATGCTCCGTTTGAAACATGACTTTTGGCAACCAAATCCCATGGAGAAACATGAATATATTCTCTAAGAATTTCTTCAATTATTTCTTTTGATTTATCATCTATTATATCTTTAGGTGAGGTATCAGAGAATAAATCTTCATATAAAACTAATTTCATTGCTCCAAAACCTGCAAACTGATAAAATACATCAGGGACTACTGGTCCATATTGCCATGCTTCTATTCTATTTGAAAAAATTCCATAACCTCTTTTTCTTATACTCTCTTTTTGAATAAAAAAAAGGATTTTTTGTAATTGTAAATTTGTGATTCTTAACTCATTTTTATCACACCATCTAATAATATATTTTGCAATATCCAATGCATCATATTTTAACATGAACCATCCCTCCTTTTTTGTTCTTTTTGTTCTTTTTGTTCTTTTCCTTTTTGTATTATATATTATACAATATTTTTTAAATATTTACAAAAGTAAAATATAAAAATGTGTATAATAATTATTTTTAAGTATTTTATTTATTTAGATTCTTTTTATCACAAATAAAAATACTATATCATATTAATTTCACATATAACTTTTCCCATTTCTTTAAAATTATCAGTTTCTTTGACATAAATGGGACAATCTTTTTTACTATCAATTAAAAATATTTCATCTCTATTTGAAATTTTCTTAACAGCTATGATCCAGCTTTTATTAAAATAAAATGCTCCTATTTCATTATTTTTAACTTCTTCATCTTTTTTTATAATAATTATTTTATTATTTTTTTCTTTTACACCAATTATCCTGTTATTTGAATTTATTTCATTTATTGGTAATGAAAGTGTGTATTCATCAGAATTCTCAATATCTGAGAATTTTCCTAATGCTAATGATAATGATGAGTATATTTTTATTTGCTGTGTGTTTTCATTTTGTTCTAATGTTACTGAATAATCATTCTTAATTTCTTCAGCAACATTATGAGATATATTTCTCTCTTTCTTAGGAAGATATCCAATTTTTTTATATACTTCAATAATATCAAATTCATAAATATTAGCAAGGTGGCATAATAAAATGGGATTAGGTAACTTTCTTTCTGCATTTTCAATTCTTTGTATGTCACTTTTCTCAATGATTAAACCTTTTGATTGAAGTTTTAATCTTAACTCTTCAAGTGTATAACCTTTTTCTTTTCTTTTTTCAGCTAAGAAATTTCCTAGTTCTATCATTTCTTTTTCATTTAATTTCATGAAGCACCTCCTTAAAAAATAATTTTTATAAGACATTATATAATTTTTTTTATAAAAAAAATATAGTTTTTTAGCAATTCTTAAAAAAAGAGTTGCTTTTTAACTACAAAAATGATATAAATAAATTAAATTGTTAAAAAGCTACAAAAATATTTTATAGTTTTTTAACAAATTTAAAGGAGTTGAGAAGTTTGGAAATTTTAGGTTATCTTATTCTAATATTTTTATTTTCATTCATTTTTAATTTTTGTATATTTTTTATCTTATTATTTTTTTTAATAAAATTTTTTATTGAGTAAATTAGGAGGAACAATGTTAAAGATTATCATTTTATGTACTTTAGCTGCTTCAATTTTTAATGGACTTTTTTATTTTTTAGTTTCATTTTTTCTTTTAAAAAGAATTAAAAACCTTATAAAAAAAAGTGTAGTAACTTTTGAAAAATTACAACACTTAAAAAAAGAGGACTAACTTTACTTATCATCCTTATTAATAATTTGAGTAAGGCATATTCCAATTAAAGCAAGGATAGCTTCTTGTCTATCTAAGAGCCATATCCCTGCTTTTCCAAAATGTTCTCTTATTAAAATAGAAAGTTGAATAATTTCTTCTCTTTTAAATATTAACAAAAGATAAAAAAAGATTGAAATAAGAACTACTATATCATTTTTAGATAGCATTTTATTATAATTTTTAGCATCTTTCTCAATAGAATTAAACTCATCAATGGAGGAAAAATTTTCAATATCTTCTTCTGTTAAACTTTTCTCAATATCTTCTGAAATTGAATTTAATAATTCTATTGCTTCATTTTCTTTCTTATCTTTATTAGACTCAGAAGTTACAAAAGAAGATTGAGAAAATATTTTAAAATAATTTTTATTAATAATATTTAATTTGGCAAAAGTATTCTGTAATTCTGATATAAATTTAAAATCATAAACTGAAGCAAATTGATTATGAAAATTTGTTATTTCTAAAAGAGCTTTTTGAAGAGCAGTAATATCTATCTTTGGAATATTTAATTTTATTTTTTCTAAAATATCATAATCTATATTTTGAATTTGCTTTATTCTTTTTAAAGTTCCAACATCAATAAAAGATATTTGAGAATTAATAGAAGAAATAAATTTAAGTTGAGAATTTGATAAGTTTTTAAGGTTCTCTAATTTTATTAAATCTTCTTTTGAAAATTTATAAGACATGAAAAAATCAACTCCTTAAATAAAAATAATCTTTGAATAGCATGGCTCACAAACTGCTTCCCCAAGCATTCTAAACTTGTGGGCTGTGCTATTGAAAGATTAAATTATTCATGAGTCGTAGTCTCATTATCTGGAATATACTCAAATAAATCATTTGGTTGACAATTGAATAATTTACATAATTTTTCAAGAGTATCAAAATCTAGTCTTTTTACTTTATCATTATAAAGATTAGAAATTGTTGATGTTGTCAATCCTGTTTTTCTTGAGACTTCTATAATTGTGTATCTTTTTTCTCCCATTAATTTTGATAAATGATTTTTTAACATAAGATCACCACCTTAATATTTTATATATTTTAACTTTTATCTAATTATATCATTATAAAGTCTATATAACAAGTTAAAACATATAACTAAACAAAAAAATCATTTGACATCTTATATGATTATATTATTAAGACAACTAATAATATAAAAAGCTATATAAGTTTATAAAACAACTAACTTAAATTTCAAAAAATTAAGAGAAATATCATAGAATAAAAATAAAGCTTTTTTGCAATAAATATAAAATTACATATGTATAAGGAGGTGAAAAATGAAAAAAATCAACTATGGATAGCTTTAAAATCAAAAGAAAAAAGAGTTAGTTAGAGTTAAATCATTTAAAAATATTTTAATTAAAAAGGAGTTGATCTAACATGTCATGCCATTTAGAAGTTTATTACAACTTAAAAAAAGTAAGTACTGATACTTTAATTAAAGAAATTTTAGAGAGAAGTGAAAAAGAAGATATAGAAGTATTAGATAATTTAGCTTACCAATATTTAAGGAAAAATTTAAAACCAGAAATCTTAAGAGCTAAAGCTGAAGATAATAAAGCTACTCAAATATAATTTTATTATATTTTACTATTAGTTGTAATTGCTTTTTGTAATTTTTGAGCAAGGTCTAAGTTATCTATTAAAAAATTAAAGACTACTTCGTCCTTGCTTGGAATTACTTCAAAATGATTATTATCAAATTTTAAATAACATTCTTTTTGTAATTTATCAAAATAAAAGAATTTACTGTAAATAGTTATATTATCATATGTTTTTTTATTTCCTTCTTCATCAGGAAGATTATAAAAATAGTCAAAAAGCTCATTTTTTAAAACTTCTGAAATAGGAACTTTTACTGAAAATAATGTTTTTTCATTAACAAAAAACTCTTTAATGTCTGATAGAAGTTCTTCATCGAAACCAATACTAAAATTTTTTATTTTAATATTTATTTCTGTTTGATTTTTAATATTATTAAGAGTTCTCAAATATGTAGGTTTAAGAATTAAAATATCTTTTTCTTCTATAAATTTGCTACTAAATTTTTCCATTTTTCTCTCCTTTAAAATGAGTAGCTTTATATTCAAAATTAGAAAAATATCAATCTTTGAGTAGTATGGTTCATAAGCAACTTTCCCCAAAGTTCATCAAAACTTATGGACTGTACCACTAAAAGATTGATTAATCTTGTGTATTATCTGGGATATACTCTATTAAATCTTCAATTTTACAATTAAATAATTTACAAAAAATATCAAGATGTTCTCTTGGAATACGGATAATTGTATCATTATAATATTTGTTGACTATACTTGGTTGTATTCCTGAAAGTTTAGATAATTCTTTTTGGGTCATTCTTTTTTGTGCCATTAATAAATGAAGTTTTAATTTAATCATGAAAAATATCACCTCTTTTTCTTATTATTTTATAGATAAATAATAACATTTTTAAAAGAATATTACAATATTTAAAATTTTATTAATTCACTTTAAATAAATTTTATTCTTGACAAATATATTTTAAAGGTATATTATTGATTTATAAAAAATTATATTCTTTAAAAAGATATGTAATTTATTTAAAAATTCAAAAATATTTGTAAAAAATTTTAGGAGGAATATAGGATTTATTTTTCAAGTTAGGAAATGATTACAGAGCAGATTCTTAGAATAACACCTTCTAGCAAATAACAATAAACATTAAATATTTGGGAGGTAATAAAAAAATGGAAAATGCGTTTAAAGAAGCTGCTTTAAGTTTTTTGGAGGGATTACTAGATTCAGGAAAAGTAGAATCAAAAACAAAAAAAGAAATATCAGATTTATATGAAGAATTACAAAAATCTAATATTTCTGAAGAATTACAACATTTAATTTTTAAAACAATTGAAAATTTAAAAAAAGAATATTTTGATTTTGGTTTTACTGCCTACAAAAATTTTAAAGAGTAAAACAAAAAAGGGATCCCGACCAAGACACCCCTTTTTAGTAACTTAACTCCATTTATCAAAAGATCTAAGTTTCTTTATTATAACATAATTTGTATTTTATTTCAAGGTATCTATATTTCTCCAAATAGGAGGAGAATTTATGAAACTAACAGAACTACAAGAATTAATTAACAAGTATGGAGAAAACACTAAATTTATTGAAATTAAGGAAGAACTTAAAAAGCTAGGTTACCCTTGCAAAATTGCAGGTGAAAAGAATGCCTAAAAAAGTAAATTTTGTAAAAACAATTTTTGTTATTATGAATTCTGATAAAACTGTGCTTTCTGCTCATACATCAGAAGCTGAAGCAAAAAAAGAAATTGAATTAAAATATTCAATTATTCCTGAAAAATTCATTCTTGAACCATGTGGATTGAATATTGATGATAATTTTATAGAAGAAATTAAAAAGAGATTTTAAGGAGATTACAATGAAAGACTTATATTTTATAGATGAAACTACAAAAATAATATTTGCTTTAGTTGAATTACCTGGAAAAGTACAAATGGATTTTTTAGGAATTGAAAGAATACATTATATCAATAGAGATATTAGCAAAAATTGGTACGAAGAAACTAAAAATAAAATTATAAATTCTAAGCATCCAAAATTAATGGAAGCAATGAAAGAACTTGAAAGATTGTATAAAGGGATGAAATAAGAGCAGTTAATTTAACTGGAGAAAATAACAAGCCTGCTCGAACTTGTTGAATGTGGGTTCAAGTCCCACACTGCTCTCCAGCAAATAATGAAAGGATAATATTATGAAAAGTAGAGAATATATAGAAAAAAAAGTAGAAAAACTTGAAGATTTGAGAAGACAGCTTCTAAAAGAATATCAAGAAAAATTAGATGCTGGTAATAATGATGAAGTTCTTTGGCAATATATAAGCAATAAAAATATTGAAATTTGGACTTTAAAAGATATTTTAAACGATTAATTGGAGGCTTAAATATGTATATTAAAAATAGAGAAAAATTAGAAAAAGCATTGGCTAACTTAATAAAAGAAATGATAAACCAAGAAATGATTGATGAAAATAAAAAAGAAGTAGTTGATCAATTATCAGCTGCAAGAGAATATGAAATAAGACAAATTTGTGAAGAAGTTGCTCTACAATATTCACTAATTAAAAAACCAATTTATTAAAAAACTTAAAGAATTAAGAATAATCTAAGGTTAGTCCTTAGATAGATGGCTATAAATAATTACTATTTGTAGCTACCTATATAAAGACTAACAAATATTACAAGGAGTTGAAAACTATGTTTTTAAATGGATTACCACCATAAGATAATGCTTCTTGGACATTGGCAATTGAATATTTCTTTACAGTATTTTATAGAGGAGGGAATTGTTCTATGAAATGATTGTTTTTATTCCCTTTTCTATAAAATATTATAAAAAGCTATTAAAATTTTTAAAAATACAGGAGGTAACCAAATGATAGATTTTGATTTTTTTGATAAGTATTTAGCTTCTAAAGATGAAGGGTTTATTGATTATACAGATAGAATAACTATTGAAGCTATAAACTATTTTAGAAGTAAAAAAAGAATGGAATGGGAGAGTTTGTTTAAAAAGGTTTATGATACTAAAAATCCTAATTCTTTCACAGTTGAAGTTATTTGTAATGAATGTAAAGAAATCAAAGAAGTTAAAATGGCAAAAACAGTATTATTTAAATATATTTCTGATAATCGTTATATATGTCAAGAGTGTGAAAAAGCTAGAAAAGAAAAAGCTAAAAATGAAACTGAGATATTTGATAAAAGTAAATATACAGAAAGTTATATAGCAAGTTATTTGAATCCAGATAATTCTTGGAAAGAAGGAGTAAATATAAATGAAAAGATGCACTATATCTCTGATTTTCGTATATTAGATGATATTGTTTGGAGATATATAAATTCAATGGACTATCATACTTTTTTAAAAACACCATATTGGAAAGCTATTGCTGAAAAAGTTAAATCAAGAGCAAAATATAAATGTGAATTATGTTACAGTTCAAATAATTTAGTAACACATCATAAAACATATAAAAGACATGGGTATGAGCATTTATATTGGAGAGAAGATTTAATTTGTTTATGTGATAAATGCCATGAAAAATTTCATTTTGAATAGGAGGAAATATGGCAAAGTTTAGACAAATACAAACTAGCTTCTGGAGTAATACTTACATCCAAGAAGAAATGACAGCAGAAGATAAATACTTCTATTTATATTTAATGACAAATGAATTTACAACACAAATTGGAATCTATTCTATAACTAAAAAGCAAATGGCTTTTGATTTAGGATATTCTATTGAGTCTGTGAGTGCTCTATTACAAAGATTTGAAACATATCACAAGCTAATAAAATATGATGTTGATTCAAGAGAAATTATCTTATTGAAATGGGCTGAGAATAATCTAAATATTGGTGGAAAGCCAGTACAAGATTTGATAAAAAAGGAAATTGAGCAGGTTAAAAATAAAGATTTCTTAGCTTTAATGTATTCTAATTGTCCTGAAAATTCTTTGAAAAATTTCATAGGACTTTTAATTTATAAAAATAACGACTCGTATAACGAAACTGCTAACGAGTCGTCAGACGGATCGTTAATAAATTTATCTAATTTTGAAAAAAACAAAAAAACTAATAATAACAATAACTTTTACGAGTCGTCTGACGCTCCGTTGAACGAGGCGGGGGCAATAAATAATAAAGAAGAAATAATAAATAATAATCATAATCATGATCATAATAATATAAATAATGATATTTATGGTGCTTTAAAAAAAATAAAACAATGGTTTCTGGATAATGAAATTGATTTTTCTAAAAAGCATGAAGATAAAATAATTGAGTTATTAAAAAATAATTCAATAGATTATATTTTAAATCTCTTCCAGGAGCAAATAGATATCCTAAAAAATAAAAAGGATGTTAGGAACATTGCAGCAGTTTTTTCAGCTCACTTGTTTAAAGGAACTTGTGAAGTAAATTTACAAGCTATTGAACAAAAAGAGCTTGAACAAGAAAAAAGTAAAAATGAACAAAGAAAGGAGTATCAAAAAGATGACAAAGCTATGGAAGTTTTTAAAAGTTTACCTACAGAGCAGCAGCTGAAAATTGAAGATGAAATTATAGAAGAATTTAAAAATCCTGCTCTCAGAGAAATAAAAAAAAATACAGAAGTAGTATTTTATTTAATGATTTCTCAAAAAATAAAACAAAAAATAACTGAATTAGGATTACTAAGTGCCTAAAAGGAGAATAAATGGGAGAAACTGTAAAAATAAATATGCCATTCGATAAATGGTGTAAATTACAAAAAGATTTTGAAAGAGTAAATTCTAAGCTTCCAGAGAATGAAAAATTAGATTTTGAAAAATATAAATACTGTGTAGATTGGGGTAGATTATCTTTTGATTTGCATGGTATAGAAATGGGAGCATTTAAAAGATTGAAAGAACCTGAATTTTATAACAAGAAAGGAGAAAAATATTAAATGAAATTACATGGAAAATTTTACAGTATTACAACAGGAGGAGTTTATAAAGCTTTGAATGTTGATTTCAAAGAAAGAAAAATAAAAGGAACAAACCAAAAAACTGGTGAGCAAGAATTTAATTTTTCAGATGTTATTTGGCTAGAAAGTACAGGTATAAAAATTGATAAAAACTACATTTACACAGACG